TGCCAAAGGAAGGATTCTATATTGAAAACGATATGGGAAGGTCGCAGATGGTTTATAAGGATGATATTGCCACAGAAGATGCGATCATGGACAAGTACAAAAATGGATATGAGATTACTTCCTTTGCGGCACAGAGTTTTGTGGGTGGTGTAAACGGTAGACTTAGAAGAGGGGATATTGTGGATGTGTATGCAGTTGACCCGACAACCGATATGCTCATCCTTATGGCTGAGGACGTATATATTTATGAAGTGTACAGTAACACCGGGGAAAAGATTGCCGGAAATGAAGAGACAGCCACGGCATTTACTGTCTATGTAACACCGGAAGAAGTGGAGCAGATAAATAAGGCGGTACGCTTTGGTGGTATTCAGATTTATTTAAAGACAGAGTAAAAATAGAAGACTGATAAGTGGCCGGTTTGCTACTTATCAGTCTCTTAAGCTTTATTCCTCTGTTTTTTCAAGTTCTTCTTTTGTGCGTTTAATGTAGTCATCCATGTAGATACTTGCATCTCCGTGAGCATGGTATGTTTCGTAGAATTCTGAAATCCTAGTGCGGAGACTCGGACCATTGTTTGGTAGAATATGCGTCCTCATGTTTTGAAAATCTTCAATTGATATTCCTTGGTTTTCAAGGTGCATTAAAGGGATTTCAAAGAAAGAATCAAATATACGCTTTTTCTTCTTCTTTTTTTCTGTTCGATTTTCTACTACGACTTGCTGTGCGGAAGAAGTGGCAACATCAAAGTGCAATTCAGCCATCATTCTAGTGGTAGGCGAATTCCCAGAGCAATTGTAGGCAGTAGCACAGTTTAAGTGCATTCGGATAAGATTCATGTGGTTTTCAGGATAATGTTTTGATAAAATCCTTATGCCCATTTCATAGTATTCGATTGCAAGGTCATATTTGCCCATTTTCTGAAATGAATAAGCTATATTACCAAGTGCCAGTCCGGAACTAATGGATTCAGGACCCAAAATACGATTTCTTGTGTTTAAGGATTCTATAAATAATGCTTCGGCTTTGGCGTAATCTTCTAATAGAAGATATGTGCTGGCAATCTTAAAAGATATCCTGCTAAGTAACATTTCATAATTGTCGTTTGGTATGCAGTCTTTATCAATCTTGATTTCCTGAAGCTTTTTTATACATAAAACAGGGTCGCTTTCGCAAGCAGCATGTTCTATGACTGCATTAAAAAACAGTTCTGCTTCGTGTAATGAAAAGTTATTTTTTTCACCAAGAATTGTAATAGCATTTGATAAAGAACGATATGCTTCCTTTTTGTCGCCTAATTGTATTAAGGCAAGACCTTTATAGTAGGAGCTTAGTGCAAGAGAATAATCTTTTTCGTTGTCGCCTAAATTCTTTGGATGTGAAAGAACATAATCTGTGGTGTCCACGGTATGTAGATATTGACCGCATTTTGTGAAGAATGAAGTCAAATCAATCATTTCTTGTGTAAGTTCGTATTCCTGATGCTGTAAGATAACTTCGCATATTGATACTGCAATTAGTTGTTCTTCAACTGATGGGAAATCCTTTTGTGCATATACATCAAACAGGAAATTGCTAAGTACTTCTTTGATTGCGTGTTTGGTTACATCTGTCAAAGAGCTAATACAAGTATCGGCAATCAATGGATGCATAGAAATGTTTTTGCTTCTACTACGCTCTATGTATCCAAGGCGAACGTATTTGTTGATAACATCCAGTGTCTTTTCTCCTGTGTAGGAAAGGAATTGTGCGTTGGTTACACCATCTAACGGCATTACGGCAATCATACACAGCAGCATTTTTTCCGGTCTGTTAAGATGAGCGAAATTAAATAATTCGGCTATGAAATTACTGTATAGTTCAGTTTTAACGGTAGCATCCTTGGATAAAGAAAGTCTTGTCTCTGTTGGAAGAGATGCAAGTGATTTCTCTAAAGCAGAAATTACTTCATCAGGCATCAGCTCTGTATGCGTAATTGCTTTCGCAACCAAGATGGTTACAAGTGTGTGATACATCAATTTATCACAGATGATTTCTATCTGTTCATCTGTAATAGAGGACAAATCTCTGTCGCAGTGGTAGTTAAACAATTCTATCGCATGGGAAGGAGATAATGCGGTAAGGTGTACATTGGGAATATCTATCGGTTTTGTACGGGATGTGATTATCAAGTCAAAATCGCAGCCAATAAGCCATGGAAAGTGAGGGTCATTTTCGGCACAAATATCAAAGTTATCGAGGATAACTAAAGTGTCTTTTCCATATGAACTAATAAGCTTGCTATTCATTTGAAAACGTTCTTCAACAGTGTAGGATTCTGAACTTGCAGGTTGTGCAAGCATAGCAATAGAGGTTTCTATACTCTGATGAAATCGGATATAAATTGTTTCTTTATAATTACTTTTCTCTAGTTTAACATATTTGCATGCTACATCTGATTTCCCGATTCCCGATATGCCCCATATGTAACATATTCCATAATTACTTAGTGTAGATTTAATTTTCTGTAATTCTTCATCTCTTCCTAAAAAGAATGTGGAAGGAGGCGGTGTATTAGTTAATAAAAAAGCTTCGAAGTTTTCTTTGTGCTTAAGGGGTGGTATCTGTTGATTTCCAGTAAGCACTATATAAAGAATACAGGTATAAAAGGTTGCAGTATCGGGGCAATCTTCCGCAAGGTATTTTTTGATTGGGTGAGAGATTCCTACTTCGTTTTCAACAAAAGTAATCAAGTTCTCACGCAAGTCTTTGTCATTTTCGATACGATTAATAAATTTAGCATTTATAGATGCTCGGGCTTTGCCAAATGCACCCGGAGTTAATTGAAAGGCATCTTCAAAGATGTCCGGTAATGGTCTGGTTCCGCTAATAAATGGATAAAAGGCAGTCCTTGAAAAGTAGTTTGAAGGGCTATCTGTCCATTCAAATAGAGCAAGGAAAAGTTGCTTCCTGTTGATTTTCATGTGTTCAAAAAGTATTGTGCAAAATCTGCTAAAGCGTGTGCTTTCATCAGGTATCACAAAAATCACCTCTTTCTGCTCAAAATTATACAAAAGTTATACGAGAGTAAAAAACGCCGTATAACATAAGGGCTAATTTTTATACTATAATTCTACTTGTAAGATGGTTAATAAGTTAGCCCTTACAAGGACAGTATACCATGTTTGCGCAACCATGGAAATAGCATTAATTGCGAGGAATAGGATAGAAAACTAGAAAGGTCGAATGTCAGTTCGAAAAAAACTATTGCATAATTTGCCCGCATAGTATATAATCAAAAACAAACATATGTTTGGGTTTGGAGCTATGTTTTGGTCAGCAAAGAGATGTGTGGTAGTGGTGCGGACTCGGCACTTTCGGAAACGCTGCTGCATTAACCGACTACTCAACGGTTATGGTATTACTTGCAGAGGTGACAAAATTTTCCCTTTTCCTCTATACAAGATGGATTTCATTTTTTGGAGGTGTTATACATGCAAGATATTACATTTTTCTGTAGAAGATGTAAGAAGAGTTTACGAATGAAGTACAAGCCTACGGGCAATAATGATGCACCAGTTCTTATTAATATAGAAATTGCGTGCCATCATTGTAAAAGAGTGCTTTACTTGAAAAAATATACGGAAAACCTGCTTATGAAAAATTCCGTAGATGGTAAGTTTTATATGTAACCATTTTAAGCATAAGCAAAGCGACAACTTAATTATTGCTCATCACGATATGGGGCGTAGACCCTAAGGAGGCGTGAAAAAGTACCAGAGGAAAAACTGGCTCTTTTTCATGTCTCTTTTTTAGTGCAACAAAATAAGTGATTTTTAGAAGGCTTTTCTTCTGGTCAGGAACCGGGAGGGAAGCTTTTTGTAATTAATTCCATATTGAGCAGTGGAGCAATGAGTGTCCTCCCAAGAAATTTTGATTTCGCAAGGAGGACAAAAAGATGCGAGAAGATTTTTTATTTAGCAAGAGAACAGAAACTATTGATGAGTACATGACAAAGGCAGCGGAATGGCTCCGTGCCATGAACGGAGATGTGATAGGAATCCGTTACAATGCTACAAAGGATTTAAGTGCAGAAGAGAAAAAGGAATTGCGAGATTATGTGTATATGCTTGCGATTGAAGAGATGAAAAAGACTGCGGGCCGTCATGGATTGCACAGATGTACCTTTGGAGGATATGAAGAAGATTTTATCAGTAATTTTTCTATGGCGATTATAAAGAAATTGCATACGTATAATGATGCCCGCTGTCTGGAGCAAAAGGATAAAAAGTTTATGTTTTCGACCTTCTTAGATGATTTGTCGAAAGACGTTATGCGTACTACATTTTCTCAGATGCATGGGGTTCCTGAATATGTGGAAAAGCAGTTACAGGACGTAAAAACTATTAGGGAAAAAATCGCAGATGAGCTTGGAATCCCGGAAGCAGAAGTAACACCGGAAATGATAGTTAAACGTAGTGTTCGTAGCAGGTCGGTAAAAGAGGTAATGTCGTTACTCAATCTTCTGAATGAATATGTGTCTATTGATAAGCTTTTAGAGGAAGACGGTGTAGAAAAAAACTGCTTTGCCGGAGATGCAAATATTAATACTAATATATTTGATGTGTTGGAATACGACGTAGAAAAAGTATTTGATGGATTTTTTTCAAAGCTTAGAGATGTGGAGAAGTTCTTCGTATTAGTTCATGTGGGATGCAGTGAAGAGCATGGAAGGATGACCCTAAATCAGCTATCTGTAGATGAGCTTTTATTATCCATTGTAAAAGCAGATAGTAAGTTTAGTAAGAATATATCAAAAGGGCAGGTAGTGGTAGAAAGACCGGATAGACGCAGCATAAAAGATGTGGAGCGTCTTGTATTGGTAAATGTGGAGTATATTACAGATTCCATGATTCGATATCAGAGACATAAAGCAGAAGAAACATTATCTACGTTAAAGAATGCACTTAAAATTTCCGATATTACTGGTGGATGTGGTATCGCCTACTTCATGACAAAATGGAAAGAATTAGTTGAAAAATATCAGTAAATTTATGGGGTTGACGCATTTTGTGGCAGCCCCTTTTATAAGTCCTTTTTAATGGACATATAGCTGTGATATAATCTGAGTAGGAAAAGGGAAAAGAAACAAATTTTAGACAGGAAGGAGAGATTTCAAGTGCTACATTATGTTGAATTTGGTATTTCACATACGGAAGTTCCTACAGAAACAGCACTTTGCATTTATATCTCCGGTTGTCAAAACAGATGTATTAATTGTCATTATCCGGAATTGCAAAATGTGGATGCAGGAGAAGTCTTATCAGATTATTTTGAACAAATTTTGGATTTATATCATGAGTATACGACTTGTGTATGCTTCATGGGAGAAGGGGATGGGTCAGCAAATAGCAGATTGGAATTATTGCAGTATACGGAGGAATTGCATAACAGAGGATATAAAGCATGTCTGTATTCCGGGCGTGATACGGTAATAGAAGACTGGATGAAGCAATTTGATTATGTGAAATTAGGTAGTTATAAAGAGCAATTCGGTCCATTGACCAGCAGAACAACAAATCAGAAAATATTGGAGCGGCTATCAGATGGCAGCTACGCAGATATTACAAAGCTGTTTTGGGAAGATGGAGAAGAGATTTAAGAGAAAGGAGATGGTTATATGGCTGATGCTTGTTGTGCTGTGGATAGTGAGAGAAATCACTTTATGAGAAATTGGAATGTGGCACAGTATGATGATGGCACAAGATTTGTATTTTGTGATGAGTTAGAGCAGTATACATTTCATCCTTATATTGGTGGCTTGAAAGAGATTCCGGGCTACTGTGATGATAAGGCAGCATTTGAGGATGTACGTATATTTTTGATAATAAATTATTCAGGGAAGCTTGTGAAGGTTCCTTGCAATATTGTGGAAGCAGTTAAAAAGATATATATTAATGAAGGTAACTTTAATAAATACTGGAAGATGATAAGCGAAAATATCTGTAGAGGTATTCGCAGAAGGATGAATAGTAATGAAGTTACTCATGCATCCATGAATGAGCGTGTGGAGTTATCACTTGTGGAAACACCTTCAAGAACGGCGGCAATAAACGGTGCTTTTACCATTGAATATAAGGGAAAAGAAATAGATATTGAAACACAGAGACTTATTAGTAAAAGAGCAAGTGCATTAGAAGATAATCGCATTCGGTTTGTGTATGCGAAAAGCGATAATTTTATACATGATAAAACCTGTGTGTTGGTTGATAAGATAAAATATTGGGATTTTGGGGCGGCGGAGGAATTGCCGGAGAACAGAGATATTTGTCCGCAGTGCAAAAAAAGACTATATATTAGGAATGCGATCAAGAGCGATACAAAAAGATTTGCGTGGTATCTCCGCTTTTTTGAGAAGGGCAGAGTGAGCAATCGGGTATTGGAGCAATTCTTATGTAATAATGATGTTAAGCTACATATGGATACGATAGATGAGCTTATTGTAAAGTGTAATGAAGATACATGGCATATTAAAATGAATGCCCAGGGAGTATATACACTGTACCATAATAATTATGTTATGGTCAGTGAAGAGGAAAGATATATAACTACAGGGCTTCATGTACAGAAACATCATCCTCCGTATTTACCGGGGATACTTGCATATATTGCAGGTTATGACTGGCAGAAGCATTTGGATTCAAAGGTAAGAGATACGGTGGAGGAAGCAGTACCGGAAGTTACTGTAGAGGATACCGTTACAGAAAGTATATGGACAATAATAAAGAAGTTGCTTAAAAAAGTATTTTGGCGAAGGAAGTGATGCTATGGGTACGATTCCTAAGATGTATGAGCAGATAAAACTAAAGGATGGAAGAGCGGGCATTGTTGTAGATTTTCTTGGTGATGTGTTTATTGTTGATACGCAGGATGATAACAAACAGTGGATTACCGTAGAAGTGGTTATGGTGGGAGAAGAATTTCATGTATGCGACAATGAGGGAGAAATTTATACACTTTGCAGACGTAAAGGCATCCGGCTCCAAGTGTCAGAGGATGCTATCTACACGTTTATGTTAGGTGATAGCTTTGAAGGAGAATATTTTTGTTTTAATTCAGAGCAATTCCAGTGGCTGTGTGGATTACTTAGGGTTGATGCGGTAAAGTATGTGGATGCATGGTCAGAGTATTTTGAATATAACGGTCTGACAGAATTTTTGAATGCACACAAAATAATAACTTCGGATGAATTTTACTATGCATATGGATATGATGCAGAAGAAAAGACAGCAGATGCATTATACCGTTTTCATAAAGGAAGCTTTGAGAGATATTTTCCAAAGGATGGCGTGTGGAGAGAAATTCCGGAGCAGAGAATGGTACTTGCAGATAAAAAGCCTCGATATACAAGGCTATCCGAGAGTGAGGGTAGCAGTTTGGCACTGCTTGCGTAGGAGCAAAGATAATGAAGAAAAAGATATTTGATGATTTTTATTCCCCGTATGAGGAATCAGACTCAGAGACGATGGATGACTGGTATAAAGCATACTTAGAGGATGAAGAGAGGCTAATTACAAAGGAAGGTAAAACATTTTCTAAGATAATTCACCGATGTAAGTTTAGCATAAAGCCCGGATACTGTTTGTTAGTTGTGTTTGAACCGCAGGAGATAATACGAATAGGAGATGTGCTAATAGATGAAGCTGGGCATGAATTTACGATAAGTGCATTTGAAATGATAAGCTTTGCCGGGGAACATCCGGACTGGTATTTAAAAACTGCTCCTGTTTCGATTATTGGAGAAAGCTACGATATAGGAGATTATTTACGTAAAAAGTAGGAGGCGCATTTATGACAGTGCAGGTAAGCGATAGTGTAAAATATAAGCGGAAGAAATATGTATTGATTGATGTGGAAAAAGGTAAACAGATAATTGATTGTGCTGATTTTAAGATGCCTGAGCATTTACCATGTTATAATACTTCTTGTTGGAGAGGATATACGGCAGAGTATGTTATTAGAAAAGATAAGCTTTATGGCACAAGATATGAATGGGATGATGAACAGCGTAAGGAAATTGAATCAGAAACGTTGTTCCTTAATTTTACCGGTAGCTGCGTGATTGCAAGAACTACGAAAAATAATACTTGGTTGAATTCGGATTTCCTAGAGTGCTATGTGCGATTTGATGAGGCATATGAGCTACATTTTACAGATGGTGTATTGGATGAGGTTTTGGATCTTCATAAAGCCATAACCGAAGCCAAAGAATTTATTGAGTCTGAAACTTATAAAGATGAATCGACAGAACCGCAGGTTAGAGCAAATTGTTTAGAAGAAATCGCTTATATGAATTTAAAATACGATTATGATTATCGGACTTATCGGTGGCGTAACGGCGAGGATGATTAAAACATTTAATTGGAGGGAGTATGCAAGAAAATAAGGAACGTAACAGAAAAATATATGATTCTATAAATCAGGGTAGCTCATACGCAGAAATGGCAGCGGAGTATGGCGTATGTGAGCATAGGATAAAAATAATCTACGAACAGGTACAGAAGAAGGAAGATAAAAAGGATGACAGGCTATATAACCTGCTATATGAATTTTCTGAAAATGAGCAGTTATCAACCAAAGCTTGTACGGTTCTTCGCAGGGCAGGGGTAGATAACCAAACTGCGATTGTGAAACTTGACAGAAAGCAACTTAGAAAGTTACGTGGCTGTGGTGCTATGATGGAAGAATTGATTATGAGAGTAATTGAAGAACTTAGAAAGGATGAGTCTTGTGATAAAATGTCCGAAATGTAAATCTGAGAAAGTAGCTCCTATAGTTTATGGAATTCCGGCAGATGATATGTTGGAGGGAACGCTTATTGGTGATGTCATTTTTGGTGGAGAGGGATATGAAGGAGGGGAGCCTGATTATGGGTGCCTTACTTGTGATTATAAGTGGTCGAAAGAAGCATTTTTTGCAGAGGATATTACAAAGCTTAGATTTAAAGTTATAGAAAATGGTCCGTGCCTTATTGATGATGCGCATAGGTGGGTATATGAGATTTTTTCAAGCGAGAAGGTTGTAAAATATACATATATAGGTAGGAGCAGACGATACGTAGTTAAAGAAGAGGCACAGGCAAATTTGGAGGATGTCATGAGAGTATATGATATACTTCAATATTTGGTTCGTATTAGATGGTCAGATGAAGTTGTCTGTGAGGTTTGTGATGGATGTAGCTACGAACTTCAAATTTCTTATGTTGATTGTCGGAAGGAAATTCACAGCGGAGATATTGGGGGTGGCACAGTAGATACATTGCTTATGAGATTTCTTAATGAGCTTTTTGATGAGGACGATGGTTTGATGGATAGTGCGAAAATTGAGGAGTTAATAAATTGGTGGCTGTCTAGCGATACGCAGGGGATGGATATTGAAAAGTATCTGCTTACACCGGTAATGGATGCTCTTGGGGATAATATAGATGATATATTTGAGTTTTTGAATGACATGGAACCGGAGGATTTGCTTGTAATATCCGGTTGTTTTGAGATGATATACAAAAAATTCATGATAGAAGAAGTTTGGAATAAGCTTGAAGCACTAGAGCGTAAGTGCGGGATTATCATATGAAACTTTTTTCTATAAAGGGCGATTGGGCATTTGCGTGGGCAGATGCCTTTTTTGGCTTGAGTGCCCGGCCGTCAAGCAGGGCACTCAACCGGATTATTCTCGTCTTGGCTTTTTATCCAGTAACGGACGGTTTTCACGTAGACTTGCCCGCAGTGAAAGGAGCGTTTCAAATAGGATACGCTGCTCATAACGGTTGCAGTCAGAAATGATTTCATGGATTTCGGTGTGGTAGTCAAATTGTTGGCTAACCCGATTTCCAACTAAGACTTCATCCAGTGAAACATCCAGTACATTCGCTATGCTAGTTAAAATCGACAGACTAGGTTTTTTCTTACCACACTCAATATAGCTTATGTACGTTTCTGAGATGTCTGCTAACTCGGCTAATTCAATTTGTGAGATATGCTTTCGCTTACGAATTTCACGAACTCTTTTACCGATTAGCTTAAAGTTAAGTTCATAGTTTTCAGCCATTGTGCTTTCCTCCTTGTAAAAAATATAAGGAAAGTATAGCCTATCGTTTAAGTCATAAACTTTGGTTTATTCAATATTTCAAGTATATACGATAAAATGATGGCAATAATTAGTCTATAGGCTATATTTTATTGTGTTTGGAGAGATTATTGTGAATGAGCGATTAAAGGATGTTGGAAAGCGCATTCAGCAGACGAGAAAGGAAAAGGGTATAAGCCAGTCTAGCCTTGCTGAGATGATAAATATATCGACACCATATTTAAGTGATATTGAAAATGGTAAAGTAAGTTACAGTGTGACAATTCTTATGGATATTACTGAGGCATTACAAGTATCTGCGGATTGGTTGCTTAGAAGTGATACCCCTACAACGAGTTCAATTCAAATACAGGAAGCTCACAATATATTATCTGACTGCTCTCCAACTGAGGCGGAATCCTTACTTCATCTTTTGATGGAATCGAAGAAAATGCTTCGGAAAAATAAAAAAAATTAAAAAAAGTTTCAAAAATCTGACCAGTGGTTTATTTCATGAACCGCTGGTCTGTTCTTTTTTCTATGCCAGTTTTCTATACTATTTACATCTTTATGTGACTAGGAGGAGAGATTCGTGCGCACATATCCACACCCAATAGAAAATAATAAGGAAGTTATGCGTATTAAGAGAATAACCGAGGGGGGTTGTGCAAATGCGTGAAGTGGAAAGTACACATGACAGAATAGAAGAGGAAAAAAGAAAAATACGAAAACGATATCGTGGTATTGCTATGGAAGATTTGGATGTGATACCTGCGAAACCGAAAATTAATTTTTTTGACGATGATAGAGAAAAGAGAGTGGCAGTATATGCCCGTGTATCTACGGATAGTTTACAGCAGACTTCGTCATATGAACTTCAAAGAAATCATTACATGGACACGATAGAGAGGCATCCGGGATGGTCTCTTACGGAAATATATGCAGATGAAGGAATCTCAGGAACTTCTCTTAAACATAGAGAAGCATTTAATAGGATGATTAAGGACTGTGAAGCAGGGAAGATTGACCTTATCATAACGAAAAGTGTATCTCGTTTTGCAAGAAATATTTTGGACTGTGTAGGTGTTGTGCGGGCACTGGCAGCACTTCCTCATCCAGTAGAGGTTTTTTTTGAGACAGAAGGCATCCATACTTTAAGTCGTGATAGCGAAATGCAACTTTCTTTTTTGGCTACTCTGGCACAAGAAGAAAGTCATAATAAGAGTGATATTATGAATAGCTCCATCGAAATGCGTTTTGCAAGAGGTATTTTTCTTACGCCGGTACTGCTCGGGTACGACCATGACGAGGAGGGAAATCTTATTATTAATGAAGATGAAGCAGAGACGGTTAAGCTCATTTTCTTTATGTATTTATATGGTAACACCTTAAGCGAGATTTCAGAAACGCTTACGTCCTTAGGTAGACGTACCAAGAAAGGAAATACAACATGGAGTACAAGTTCCATATTGCAGATTTTGCAAAATGAAAGGCACTGTGGAGATGTGTTAGCCCATAAAACGTGGACACCAAATTATTTAGACCATAAATCGAAAAAGAATGTTTTTAACTGTGCCCAATACAGAAAGCGAAATCATCATGAAGCAATTATATCCCGGGATGATTTTAATGCCGTTCAGAAAATTATTCAGAATGCGAAATATGGACATAAGGGGTTTTTACCGGAGCTTCAGGTAATTCATGACGGAGCATTAAAAGGATATGTTGTGATAAATCCCAGATGGGCGGGATTTAAGCCGACGGATTACTATGATGCCATCAGCACAATAATTAAGGAGCCGGATGTGATGCCGGATATGGCAGAAGCAGCTACAGGGGAATTTGATTTACGAGGATTTCAAATTGCCCGGTCGCAGTTCTTTACAAATGCGGAGCGTATGATTGCGACATTTACCACTAAAAGTATTACGTTCAACTCCGTGGCGGTCAATAAGTTAGAAACATGTAATGTGGAATTATTGGTAAATCCTTACACAGAAACTTTAGTAGTAAGATGTGCACGTCCTGAGTCAAGAAACTATGTGCAATGGGCTAAACGAAATAATTCAAAGTATCAGCCTAAAATAATCAATGGGTCTGCGTTCTTGCCAACACTGTACGAGCTTCTTGAATGGAATTCTGAGTGTAAGTATCGTCTTACAGGTGTGAAGCATCAGAATGAGTTTGGCATGATACTTGTATTTGATTTAAATGATACAGAAATCTTTTTGCCGGATTATTCGGCGAAGGAAGATGGACAGGATAGCAGTGATACAAATGATATGCAGCCAATTGTATCAGGCAATTCAGTAGTGGCATATCCAGCCACATGGGCAGATAGTTTTGGAACGCAGTTTTATCAACAGCAGTATTCACACGAGGCAACAGTTTTTGATGGTTCTAAAGATTGGAGTTTACATAGTCAGGGAAAGAATTATCAACCTGACCCGGAAGCGGAAAATGTAACCCCGGCTAAGGAAGTGTATATGCAGATAAACACAATAATAGACACAATGAAACAGGAGGTATCAAATTCAGATGAGTGAGGATAGCAACGTCAAAACAATAGAAATTATAGAAGATTCCTCTTTTTCCTTTGAGGGATATCAGGTAGTGCGAGGAGAGTTTTTTGCACACGTCTATGAACCCTCTATAACACTAAATAACTATAAGGTGGCTTTGAACACTGCTTGTATAAAAAAATTGCCGGATGTTGACTATGTACAGATTCTTGTAAATCCAGAGACAAAAAAACTCGCAGTAAGACCGTGTACGGAAGATGTAAAGGATTCTGTAAAGTGGTGTACAGGAAAGCGTAGTCCAAAGCAGATAACATGTAGAGTATTCTTTGCAAAAGTAGTGTCTCTAATGGGCTGGACAACCCATTACCGTTATAAACTAATTGGAAAGTTAATTAAGGCGGGGGATGAATTATTATTTGTATTTGATTTAAATACACCAGAGATATTTCCTCGGACTATCAAAGAAGATGGAACTACCAAGACAGCAAGGACACCTTCTTATCCAGCGGAATGGCAGAATCAATTTGGTTTACCGGTGGAAGAGCATCAGAAAAATATTCAAGTTAATATTTTTAAAGGATATGCAGTCTTTAGTCTTGAAAAACAGGATGCAAGTGGAACTCGTAGTAAAGAAGAAGCCGAAGGCTCGGCAACTGTAAAAACGGAGGAATCTACATATGAACAACTTACAATGCGGTCAGACACAGGAGCAGCAACCCTCATTGTCGATTGACCTTAAGAAAAATAGAATTCGAATACATAAAAAAACATTATATATGCTTGGAAATCCGACTTACATTCAGATATTGGTGAATCCTGTTAAGAAAACCTTAGCCATTCTACCGTCAGTTTCGGAAGACCATTTAGCACATAAAATCAATTGGTTGTATTTGGATGATTCTAGTAAAAGTTATGAATTATACAGCAAGGCATTAGTAAAAACAATAAACAGTCTTCAAATATGGGAACCGAAGCAAATATATAAAATAGATGGAACGGCTATAAATACAGATACATCCACGGTTGCAATACTATTTTATCTAAATGAGTCGGTTGTCATTGAGGCTACGTAGGAGGAAAGATGGAAAGACCAGAATTAGCAATCTTAAGAATAGATACGGAATTTTTACGGTTAACTTCCTGCGAGACAGATGAAATACTGGATTTGCTTGAGCATGAGATGACTACCTTAAAGATAATACCTACAATATATGTTTGGCGTGGATATATAGTTGATGGACATAAGCGATATGCGCTTTGCCATCAATGCAATGTGCCATTTTATATCCGGGCGTTAAATTATAAAACAAAGCAAGAAGTACTTGTGTGGCGGTGTAGACAGTTAATTGCGGAGAAGAAGTTCCATAAGAGCAAATTTTTTCACTATTATATAGGTAAGTATTACTCAGTAGAACATGGCTTAAGTGGTTTGGGAAGACGGAGCGGGCACAACCAGTTTACGCCAAAGGAAGATTTGGAGGCTGCTAAACAGCTTCCAAATTATAAAGAAGTGGCAAATAAAATTGCTGTAGAAGCAGGAATCAAGATTCCAAGTGTATTAAAGTATGCCCGTGAGTGTAAGTACATGGATAAAATATTTGATATGTCGCCTATTGCAGCCAAACTCATATTACAGGAGCGTATATTGGTATCATATGAAACGATGGGGGAGATATCGCAACTTACATCATTTGAAATGAATCGGGCTGAGCGTTATCTTCAAACATTACCATATGGCTATGTTGATATTGATAAGCTATATGAAAATGTCGGATTAAAAAGATTATCTGAGCAACAGCCTAGAAAGAATGGCGAAAAGAAGAGGGAACGACAAAGAATTAAACCGCAGATAAAAATAACTCCCAAGTATGACCCGGATGCGGAAGTGTCGAGTTTGTCATTAACGATTCCATCATGGGTAACTTCTATTAATAGGACAAGGGACAATGCGGATTTTGATGCTATTACGGACAGTGCTAGAGAGAGGCTTAGGGGTGCACTTGCTAAGATGTTAGATAGTATTGCATTATTATTAAACGAATTGGAGGTATCAAACGATGAATGAAGATTTTTCACCTTATGTACCACAAGTTCATTTTGAACTGATTCCTATAAAAAATCTTGTTTCGAACCAAGAGTATCAACGTAATTTATCAATTAAGCATGTGCAGAGAACAGCAGCACACTTTGATGTCAATCAAATAAATCCGGTAAAAGTAAGTAGGCGAAACGATATTAATTATGTCTTCAATGGACAGCATACCATTGAAATTGTATCGCTTGTGTCCGGAAATTTAGATACTCCGGTTTGGTGCATGGTGTATGAAAACTTGGATTATGTGGAGGAAGCAGATATATTTGCAAATCAGCTTAAATTCACAAAGCCACTAAGTCCGTATGAGATATTTGTGGCGAATATTGAAGCAGGAAATGATAAGCAACTTATAATTAAGGACTTGGTTAATTCTTATGATTTAGTAATAGAGGGAAAGCCCGGTCCGGGAAATATATGTGCTGTATCTACTCTGGAAAAAATATATGACCATTATGGCTATCATATATTGAATCAGACGATACGGTTGATTGCTGCTACGTGGGAAGGAGAAACTAAATCATTTAGTGCCAATATGCTGTTAGGAGTTGCACGGTTGATATATGCATATGGTTCAGAAATGAAAGAGGACTATTTCAAGGAAAAACTCAGTCAGATTTCAATTCGAGAAATAAGCCGTACTGCTAAGGATCGGCGTGCAGGTTCGTTGGGATATTCCGAAGCCATCCTTAATGTTTATAATAGTAGGAGAGGCGGTCATAATATGCTTTCTATAGAAAAGCTTTATTCTCATAAAAAAATGCCTGCAATTTCTGCGGTGCAGAAGGTAGTAGAAGAGGACGAAGAGGAACAGTTATCAACGGAGCAGTTGCAATTATTCCGACAAGAGTAGGAAATACGGATTATACATGGTAGAAAAGGGTGTTTGCAGTGTTTTGCAAATGCTCTTTTTTGGATGCAGTAAGCAAGTATGTCCGGGGCATTGTCTATTGTTTATAGTACGCCTAATTCCTTTAGTAGCGTAACACAGTCAATTAGCCCTTGTTGGTAACATCTTTTCTGATAATATGCGTGTGCCTTGTTATAGGCTGAAAGTATATTATCCAATAAATTGTCAATTTTTGCTTTTGTGCAGATTTCGTCAATTTCTGCGAGGAGAGAGTTGTATTCCTCGTCTTGCAGTATGATTGAGTCCATGCGTTCATTAGTTCCTGCATATTCTGTAATTATATCAATCAGTTTATCCATCGTTTCCTCCATAAATACAATGCCCCATGTATAGTATAACTTTATAGCAAAATAACGAAAAGGCAGCTTGTGATGAATTATTTCAAAACATAAGCTGCTTTTTTTCGTCATTTTTTTGCATTCAGCTTTTTTTGACCCTAAGTACTTTATAGAAATAAAGAGAAACGCTTAGAGGAGAGAGCCAATATGAATGTTGGAATAAGAATAGCAAGCCTTTGGTGTTTAACATTGGAAGAATGTGGGAAAGATAAAGTGAAGGAGGTGCAGAATGCAAATTTCTATTGATAATCAAGTAAAATATATAAGTGTATGGTTAAGTCATCAGGAAATAAATGACCCAAATACAGAAATAAAAGTACAAAAGATTGTAGAGGAATACAGACCGAGGAAATATAGAGTAGTTGTATTTGAATCGGGTAATAGGGATTTGTTAGAATGCACGACGGATTTGCTTATACACAATAAGGGAATAGTTAATAAAAAGTGAGAATAAATACCTATATTGGAAATTGTGAAAGGCAGGTTCATTTACTTGCCTTTTTTCGATATTTATGTTACAATGTTGTTAGTAATTAAGAAAGGAGGATTTAACAACATGGATGTAAAAAAGCAAGATATATCCTTTGTTGGTGAGATTGCAGGATATTGTCGTATCTCTGTAGATGAAGAACTTGATAGAGATAATACTTCTATTGAAAATCAGAAGAAGATAATTAGAGAGTTCGTAAAATCCAGATTTCCGAAATGTAAATTAACTATATATGAAGATAGAGACCGCTCGGGATATACTTTTGAACAGAGAGAACAATACCAGCGATTGCGTAAACGATTGATGAGTGGCGAAATTAGCATTTTGATTGTTAAGGATTTCAGCCGTTTCTCACGTCGTAACAGCAAGGGATTGGTCGAACTTGAAGATTTGAGAGATGCAGGAGTTAGAATTATTTCTATTGGCGATTCTATTGATTATCCGACATATGATGATTGGACCTCAATTCAGTTTAGATTCCTTATTAATGAAATGCCAGTCACAGATACGAGTAAAAAGGTACGAAATGTAATTAGTAGAAGACAAGCAGATGGCGAGTGGATTTGTACAGTACCATATGGCTATATAATTACTAATATGAAGAAACAGGAAATTGCAATCGTGCCGGATGAGGCTGAAGTAATTCGAAAAGTATTTGAGCTTTATAATGATGGATGGGGATATAAGAAGATATCTAATTATTTAACAGAGATGAAAATTCCTACCCCACGTATGAAAGAGATAGAACGTAAACTTGAAAGCGGGGACGAGTGTAAACTAAAGGCAAAGCCGGAATGGAGTATTATTACCGTACAAGGCATTCTGATGAATGATTTCTATATTGGAACCTTAAGACAGCATAAATATACTAGAAAGAGCATTCACGGTGTAGATAAAAAGTTAGATGCGAGTGAACACTTTGTTTTTGAAAATCATCATGAGCCAATAGTGGATTATAAAACATTTGCGTATACACAGGAGTTATTAAAGAAGAGAACTACTTCGCATTATCGAGGTATAAAGAAGTATGACAATGTGTATTCCGGATTTATGACCTGTGGTGATTGCGGTGCGCCGATGTTTTCAATGAGCAGAGGCGACATAGCACCAGCTTATATTTGTGGTAGTTATCATAGACGTGGTTTGAAGGGATGTAGTTCACATCATGTAAGAGTGGATTTCCTTGATAGGCTTTTGAAGGACTATGTAAGAATGGTTAGAGATAATTCCGCAGATATGATAAAGGAATTAGAACTTGCTATAAAAAAGGAATCTGTTGAAGTTCAAGAAAGTGAAACTACATTTGCACTCTTGGAGAATCAGTTGAGCGAAGCAAAAGATGAACTCAAAGCTGTGAAAAAACGAAAGATAAAAGAGATTGCCAAGGCAGATGAGGATTCGATTGAGATTATTGAAGAAACATATGCGGAGATTGAAGAAGAATTGATGAACCGCATTAAGGGAATTCAAAATCAGATAGAATTAAGCGTAGACAAGAGAAATGATATTATCAGAGTTAATCGCTTGGCAAAAACGGCAATTGATATTTTTAATGATATCTTGGAGAAAGATACGTTAGACAAGCGAGATTTGGAGTTGTTAATCGACCGTATAACTGTATATGAGGACAAAATCAATATAAAATTAAAACCGGATATAGATAACTTATTGCAGGTTGCGGCGGCAACTACATTCCGTTATGAGGAATCTGACGGAGAAGAAATTTTAGAAGCAATTGAAAACCCGGAGAAGTCAGCAGTAAATTTTAATGTGGACAGTAAAGTTATAGAAAATTCTTTAACCACTAGAGTTCGGATGAAAGCAAAAAATCATCCTGAACGACTCTTTACTGTCAATGTTATCAGTAGTGGTGACCCATTAGAAATATTTACCGACCGTGAAGGCGAAATCATTTTAAAGAAGTATTCGCCGATTGGGGAACTGAGTCTGTTTGCGAAGCAGTATGCGGATGCCATGGCGCAGGCGACCGGATTC